CATGTTGTGATTGGTAAAGGAGAAGGTTGGACTCCATTTGTGAGTTCTTGTTGTGTTTCTGAGTATGAAAGTTGGGTCGTGAGAAAGGTCGTGAGGAAAATAGAGGTGATTGTAGAATGACTACAAAAGACCAACTTGAAGCGTTAGTAGAACAAATAGAGACCACACTTGAGTATGAGAGGAAGAACCCTAGTAAAGCATTCGATATGTTACAGTTAGGTTGGATTGAGGCACTAGAATATGTGCTAAGACAAATAGAGGTGATTGTAGAATGACTAAGCCGAGATATAGTAACAAGAGATACACACCGCGAGTCTATATCGCGGATGCCCTGTCCGCAAATCCTAGATGGCTAACCGCGCAACAAATCGCTGATATCCTATGTGAAAGGCGCAGAAGCAGACGGATTCTCAATGGACCGAACAGTATATCCAATCTACTCCGCGGGGCCCGTGGGGTAGAACGAGATGATAGCGGGAGAGTTATGAGATACCGCATGAATGACCGCGATGCTTTTATTACATGGGCGCGTGGCGAGAAGCATATCCGAGACAATAAGTGGCATGGGAGAGTATAGTTATGGGAAGTATCTATCGTGCAATTATTGAAGAGCATGGGGCCTGTGGTTTAGCGGTGGCCGAAAAAGACTCAAAGAATTTCAATTGTGTCGCAATCACCCCCGATGACGAATTGCTTTGTACTCAATGCGGAAAAATAATCAAGGTGTGAAGAATGAAAGAAGAAGAAGCAATATACGATGTGTTTTTTCCCATCGAGATGACTCACACAGATGAGAGCGGGGAAGTTAAGGTACAAGTTACCGAGATGGAGCGCCAGCAATTATCCGCAGAATATGTTGAAAAAGGGATGCAGAATTTATCGAATACAGACAAGGCCAAATTCAATGCTCTCCGTGAGTCAGAAAACGGAGGGTGGATTCTTGTTAATCATGGTACCGTTCTAATCGTTAGTGTAGAAAAAGGATTTCAGAATTTTCCTAGTGATGTACGCGGATTTAACAATATAAACTCCGAAGAAGAATAATGGAGGAAAAAATTTGACTGAGGATACACACTTTCTAAATTCTCTCATTGAAAAAAGTGGAAAGAACAAGAAAGTCAATGAGAACAAGCCGTGGGTTGCCTTTGAGTTTAATGCACAGGATATCAAGTTACTATACGCAGACGCTTACCGAAAGGTCGAGCGCTCGGACAGAACAGGGGAAAAGGTGACTCGCTTTCAACCGATTGTGGTTATCCAAGCCGGGAAAGACCGACTCTCCTTTTTGAATCTGAATGTCTTATGGAGTTTCACCAATGCTCTGATTTATCCCGAGCGATTTTCATTCAAGGATTTCAAAGGAATAATCTCATCATTTTTACCCTTTGATTTTTTCAATGAAATAATATCAGATTGTGACCACAGTATTTTTGTTCGCGCACGGGAGAATTCAGCAGGAGAATGGGTTGCTTCAAGTGTTGATAAGTACACAGAGATTCTAGCCAACTATGATGAAATAAGAGCAATGATTCAAGAGACGCTTTTGTTGTCAGCGGATACTCCATATGTAGAACCTGCTTTAGTGACAGCGCGATATGTCAATAACGACACTATGTTATTTTCATGGGATAATAGAGAGATAGAAATTAAAGAGTACAAGACGAAATTTGTAGTCGTTTCTAGACTTTTTCATCTCCGATTTATCATACAACCAATAGAAGCAACAGAAGTTAAGGGGAGGCTAGCATCTGTCGTGGCTTCCGATTTACTTTCAATCCTAGAAAGTGCAATAATCGCATTAGAAGATGCTTCCTCTATGATTTGGGGCGCACACGATAGTAACCCGGTTCATCATGTAGAGTATGTTCGCAACAGCGGGAAATTACCATTCCACGATAGAAATTTACTGGAATACGAAAGGTGGACCGAACTGAGGGAATTTCTTCGTTATTGACGGGTCCCCCCAAAATAATTGATAGGCTCGCAGTACCACACTTTTCGTAATTTGTGAATTAATTCAATAGTATGTATTAGTAACCGAAATCTTATATCTCTTTGAAGGAATTAACGAAATAGAAAACAGGCTAGCAGTACAACGGTTATTTAATTTCCAAAATTACAGAATCAATCGAATTAAATACTCATGCGTGGAGGGAATGGTATGGCGGCGCGTACAGGTAACCGTGTGGTAACTAAGGTAGCATGGGAAGCCATCAATGAACACGGTCCAATGACAGTACCTGATTTGTTGGAATTTATCAACAATAGAAAAACGAGGTACGGCTCTCCCCTCAAGAATAAATACACATCAGCCCAAGTAACACAGTTTCTTATCAGAAGCCCTCTCTTTTACCCCGACCCCGAAACCCCACTTACGCTATCGAAGGATGGGAGGATGAGACGCGCTGACAGACCACTATGGTTTGTGTATGACATAGATGAAGTAGTCCGAAGATTAGTTAGTAAGACACACATGAGAACCCCTTTGAAAAGCCACCCCAAATTTTTAAGGGATGCAATTATGGAGAAGATGGAAGATGAAAAAGAGAATTGAATGTGTTGGAGATACTGAGATAATTTGGCTAGAAGGAAAGCCCGAATCAGAGCCTACTCATATTATCGTATTCAACCAAGAAGAACAGGGTTTCGCTTCTTTCGGCGTGGGTATGGGTTTGATAGGAGATGAAAAACCCATCGCTAAAATCTTCTCTAAACTATTTTCCATCCCAGCATTTAATGAAATTCCTGACCCCCTATTCCCTGAATGGCGTCTGTATGAGAAACGCGCAGATAATGGAGATAGATTTTTCATTCTTAGGATTATTCATTTCCATCCAACAATGTTAGGAGCAGACGCGGGTGCTAACAATTATGTTTGGCTCTACTCTTACCCTATTATCCGTGATATCATTACTTCTCTGAATGATTGCGGAGTTAATCAATCCACTTTCTTAACCAGCGATACAATGTCAATTTTCACTCCCCATCAAGGTAATGACTTAAATTCTATTGCTGTTTTTGATTACATGAATTCAACAGAGGAACCAATGAGTAAGGGTGTACCAGTAGAGGGGGATATCGTATGTACTCCCCCCGCGTGGATGTGGTCGTGTATTTTCAAAAACTTCTGTACTCTAGATGATGTGGGGTGTTGGATTGTATTTAGTAAGGCACCCGATACTTTCCTTGACCGTGATGGTGTGGATTTACTCCTAGAATATGTGGGTGATGTACTAGGACTGTCATATAATGAATCTGAGTTATTCTCAGCCATTGATACTCTCGCAACGATGGAGTCTTTTACTGATGGAATTACATTAGATAGATTTATGGCTTCGGGTTTCTTTGAGAATGACAGCAACGGGGGAATGTTCGGTTGAGTATGAATATCTTCGATGAAATTTTAGAATTTACTACACGAAGTCACTTTGTAGATGTACAAGACAAGATTGATATTTTCGTGTGTAGCGTCGGGGGTCATTTATTCAATACTCTCAACAAGTGTTCTAGGTGTGACTTCGACCCGAACAGTCCCTTTGTTAGCGAAGAAGATGGGGATTTCGTAATCCCTAACTGTCCTCTTAGGCACCCGAACCCTCCCTTCTACACACCGATGATGCAGTTACCTGATACCCGCATTCATATTCTACTACGCGGACCGAAGGGAAGCGGTAAATCAATTCTCATTCTCATGTTCCTCGCAGAAGGCACCGGATTTCTCTACAATCAGAATGCAGATATGGGAGATGGATTTCTTACCATGATGGGACCCAACAGTATAACAGAAGCAGGTATGTTTGGTTCTGTTGATGAATTCGGAGATATCATGGGAAGACCTCTTATCAGAGAAGTCTGTGGTGGATTTTTAGGGTTTGAAGAATTTTCCTCTATGTCCGATGCTTCCAAGAAAGACCACAGCCTTGATATGAAAAACCAATTACTCACGGCTCTTGATAATGGGAGAGTACAGAAGGCAATGAAGGCGGGATGGGTGAAGTACACTACGCGCTCGACTCTATGGGCTGGTACCCAACCCGCTAGATTTGAATTGGACTCAGGACTTGACAGGCGATTTTTCATTATTGACATTGAGATGACCCCTGAAAAAGAAGCACAGTATAAACAAGCCCAACACTCTCAAGCCAACATGTCTAGGGAAGAACGAATCTACTTAGCAGACAAGAGCATAGGTATCAAGAATTGGTTCACCAAGAGGATGAAGGAAGCAGTAAGAAATCCTCCGACTGGTGTAATCTTTGATGATGAGGTCGCTGAATGGATTAATCAACCCGGGGTTCGCTCATACGAGGCTGACCTGTTTCGTCGCCTCTGTATAGGATACCACATGATGATGGAAGAATACAACGGTGGCGGTCCTCTCATAATTACCCTTGATGATAGACTCAGGAAATTACTCAACGATTCTTTAGCCATGAGACGACGCGTTATGGATGCCGACCTTGAATTAATCAGGAGTACATTTTGGATGCGTGACCTTCCTAAGTCTCAATTGGTTAAGGAAGTATCTCGCATGATAACGAATGGTGATTATCAGACAGCGAAAAGATGGATTATCGAAAACCTTGAAGGTCAGGATTTTTACGAGGAATATGAACCCGAAGTAACTAGAAGGGGCCGTAAGGGTGTGGTTTGTCGTATAGGATTACAGAACAACAAGAAGGAATTTAAGAGGTGGGGAACATGAAAACCAAGACTGAAATTCAGAAGCGTTTGGCTACCGAAAATGATGCTTTCGCCATAGAAGTTTTACGGTGGGTTTTAGATGGCGGTTGTCTCTTTTGTGACCACAAGAAATGTAAGGAGTATGAAATCGGTATCAGAAATGAAGAATATAGTCCTGTCTATCTAGACAATAAGCATGGATGGTCTGATGGTACAGCAATGCATCACATGGAGAATCACATTGAGTATAACCCCGAAGAAGCACAACATGTCGAGGAATTGAGAATTCAGTCTGTTGATACTCTCGACCTAGCGTATAATCTGTTTGAGAGATTGACCGTATGGATGGATGAGTTAGAGGAAATGAAACAGGCTCAAGGTGGGATTACATCTGAATGGGTTGCTGATGTGACTAAACTCATGGGTCAGGCTAACACTTCCCTTCGGATGATTGGTCAATTGAAGAAGGAGATTGGCGTCGAAAGTCAATTGATGTTACAAGAGGCTCGCATGGCTGATATGAGTCGCCTATTAGTAGAGGTACTGAGACCACATCCTGAATTATTGGATGAAGTAGAATTAAGAATGGCCGCATTACGCGCCCCAATTATTGACGCTGAATTTAAGGAGAGTAATTGAATGAAGAAATGGAGAAAAAGGAGTCGTGGAATTTATACCCAACCAATTTATGAGAAGGATTTACCCGTTCTTTTTCAAGCCATGATTGATGATGGTTTGGGGGTCGTCCTTGAGTCGTCAGGAGTCGCTTGGTTTCTAGGAGAATATCGAATAGCCCCGAAGGTTATCCGTGATGTATGGGGTTTAACGCCTCATCAATACCGTAGATTAGTTGATTATGTGGTGGTGAATTGTTAATGAATGGAGAAGAAATAGATATGTGGTGCGATAAGCACGGTGGGAGCCTAGCACTAACACGGACTATTCTTGGTTTCGTAAATGTGTTGCTAAGTATCATAGTAGTAGGAAAATTGTTTGGGTGGATTTAATGAAGTATGCTCAATCATTGAAGTCTGTTTTCCTGTGGAAAGATAGGCAGCGGGTATTCCATCAAATTTCCGAAGTACCAATTCCATTGCTGATTTCTTCTGTTCAACAGAACCGACCTGAAAGTGTTCAATTACTACGGTTAATTTTAGACAAGTTGTATAATTTGCCCGTTGATTTTGTTCATGCTGCTATTGCATTTGGTGTAGAGCCCTCTCAGAAAGAAGTAGTATTCCGAAAGAAATCTACCGAAGAAAAACCTCCGGCTCCATTTGAACATAGGGATTTGTACTGGAAGGATATTGCTATGAATGACCCTCGCGTTGCTAATGATATTAGGGAATACTCAGAAGATATACCGAAGGGTCTCAAGAAGAAAAAGGAGGCGGTGTCGGAATGGATATGATGGATTCTATGACTGTGGCTTTTCTATCGCTGTTATGTTTGGCTGCTCCCTTTGTGATTATTTGGTTCATTGTAAGATATATCGAGGGAGAGTCGCAACCACCGATAATCGCTATGCGAACAGGGACTAGAAGCGGTAAATCACATGACTTCATTGATTCTGCTATGTTTTTGTCACTAGAGGATGATTGAAACATTTCATAACGAAACTTGATTACTGAAAAGTAATGAGCGCTAACAATACGAGGGTTAGAAGAATCATCGTAGAAATTTTGTGGGAACATGGTCCTCTAACAAAAGAAGGCGTAGCACAGATTTTAGGGAGCGAAAAATCAATTAGAACCGTTCCTTCACCACACAGTCTTTCTTCCCTACTTTGTAAGAATACTCAAATAATCTCTGTTGGGTCAGAAATAGTGGAAAGTATAGGGGGAAATAAGTCGAAGCATCTACTGTATGATGTTGATAGAAATTTAGTACAGAATCTCGATGAAGTAGTTTATAGTCGCTCGCCAACTATCATGACTCCGAAGCAGAAGCGAGAGGCGAGGAAGTGTGACTGTGGAAGAATCAGAGTTTTCCGTCGTGGAGATTCTAAATGCATTCATTGTGTTAGAAGTGGATAAACGGCCCAACGGCATGTTTATATGCGCTTGCAATAAGGAGAGTTTAGGAGCGGTGGCAACATGAGTAGAGCGAAGACTGTGATTCATGCAGAGTATGAGATACTTCAATTGATTACTGATTGTATAGATTTAGAGGCGTTAAGAGATAGAATGGTCCCGGATGGAGATGCCGTGGCCGCAAAACGATTTGATGGTGGAGCAGAAAATGTTGCTAATCTAATCAACAACCTAGCGTCAAGAAGGCGTCATCGTTTGCCGAAAGACCACTTAGATTATCAAGCGAAGTAGTGATAGATTGGGGGTAATAGTATTATGAATCCACCAGTAAGTCACGACTTCTATGTTCTTACTAGACAGAAAATGCGTTGGTGGAGAACAACCGCTTTATTCCTTTTGCTTTGTAATGTAATTAGTTGGGGTGTGGTTTATGGGTTATAGGACTAGGAAACTCAAGACTTCTAATGTCTTGAAATCTATGCGAAGGTACTTGGAAGAAAACGAGCCGTGTTCCACACACGAAATAGTAGAGAATATGACATTCACAAATGGTCGCTTGGTTAGATTAACCACAATGAGTTTGACTGTTCACCAAGCCGCGGCCATTCTTTCCAAATCTAGATGGGCTAAGGTACATGAGGCGAGAGGGAAATTAGGAAATACATGGACTCTCAGGAGAGATGATGAAGGGGTGGTTATTAGTGAGTGATTTTTGTTCTCCCGAAAAAGTACAAGAAGTACAGGCCGAGGCCCGTCGCTTAGTATTTCCAAAAGCCGCCGAAGAAGTACCGTGCAGACTCTGTAAATCAATGATGCCAAATCCTGTAATTCATTATGGGGCATTTAGTAATTGGTGTCTTTCTTGTTTGAGGTCCAAATTATCGAAGCGCTCAATCACTAGGATGCAAAATAGAATGAAGGGAAAATCAGAAGTAGAAAATAAGATGGGGGGTGTTGAATTTACGGGGACTGGCTCACACGATACCATCTCTAATTCTTCTAGAATCGAAGATTCTATGGGAAAACCTCAATTAACGCTGCGGCAATACTTGAAGCGTGGATGAAAGGTGGCTAGAGATTATGATGAGCGCGGTAGGCTCCCACATGGAACAGGATACTATTACATATCAAGCGCTATCGCGTATCATGTCAGACGATAACCTTCTATTCATTCATGATACGAGAAATCGTGTGGCTTTGCAAACCGACCCTGATATAGTCGAAGAAAATATCTTTGGTGAAATTTTTGATTTGGTTCCTGACCCAATTGAAGAAGAAGAATTACCGACAGATTTTTTGAGAGGGTTAGCGTTAGGCATAGCAACCTGCCTTGAATCTGACATCAGGGGTTTTACCGCTCCCCCTCTTTCAAGGATGCATCGAGAGATGGTGGCAATGTACGATGCTATACAGGCTATTTTGATTGAGCGGAGCGTAGATACATGAAAAGTATTTGGTCACAAGTGTACAGACCTTCGCTGTCTGAAATTGTGGGTCAGCCCCACTTGAAAGTAGAAGATGGAATGAACCCTGAATTGCAGCATTCCCTTCTGTATTCTGAGACTCCGGGCGTGGGTAAAACGAGTTACGCTCTAGCCGTCGCTGACGCTCTTGGGTGGCCTATCCATATCTTCAATGCCAGCACTAAGAGAGAGCGCGGGATTGACTTCGTACAGGATGACTTACTTCCTCTTACCACCATTGGAAATCAGAATCAGATTATCCTGTTAGATGAAGCAGACCAATTGACTCCAGCCGCACAAGCGGCCTTGAAGGGAGTCATAGAAAACGCTCAAGGATATTTCATTCTGACCTGTAACAATCTCGGAAAAATCAGCGACTATTTAATTTCGCGTTGTCGTCTTATAGAATTCCTTCCCATCAATGATGAGGATATGTATGAGCGATTATCCTATATCGCCGGACGAGAGGGAGTTGAAATTACAGACTCACATCTCGCCGCTATTATATCTCACCACGCAGGGGACCTCCGCAATGCGATTAACGCCCTTCAATACTACTCGGTCTGTCCTGACCCAGCCGGGTTCATCGCTTCCTTTGTTTCTGCCGTTCCTGACGCAGCGACTTTCCTTCGTCTATGCTTCAAAGACAAAGACTTCGATTCATCTTTGGCTCTCCTTACTCCTTACTCTACACAGGAAGCAATTCGCACGGTGTTTAATTACGCGGTAGAAGAAAAGGGTAATTGGAATTCAAAAATGCGAGTCGTTGAGGCCGCAATTACTTCTGAGAGGGACTTACAAATCGGTCTTTCATCTGAAATCGTGAAAGCAAACTTCGTTAGAATGTGTTTAACCATCTAGGTTAAATACCCTTGAAGGTACGGCATGTTACCCAAAGGGGACTACTAAGATGACTGAGCAGATGATTAATAACCTCGCTAAGAGCCTGAATACCACACCTGAGAACCTGACCGAAACAGCGGCCCAAATTCTCACCGAGAAGGGACCTGACTGGCAGAGAGCAGGGCACGACGAGAATGCATGTAACATACTATCCGTACGCGTAGCAGCACAGATGATAGGCCGTGAGAATGCCCAAATGTCCCGTAGTGGTGCAACCCGTTTTGAGGGTATGTTCATTAGTGTACCGAGGGCTAAGGAATGGGGTAAGATTCTATACAACAAGATGAAGAATCAGTTGGAGACTTTACCTCCCGAAGCCGCAGATAATTTCATCCGTGACGGAAATGTTGTGATGTTTCATTCTAATGGAGACGGGACTTACCAGCGCCGCGGTAAGGCTGCGTTTTTCAATGGTGGAAATGGTGATGATATAGATGAGACTACTGTATCAGAATTGCCTCGCCATACTGTTACCATGAGCGACGGTACAACCGCTTTCTATGTTGTTTGGGATAAGAACAACCCTACCTATCCATCCGGTGACCCTAACTTCAAGTATGGTAAGCCTAGACCCCAAGACGAGAGAGAAAGGACCTGTCTATTCCTAGGTCGAAAGGAGGGCACTAACGACGAGCCATCTTTAATCACCGTGAAAGCAGAAGGTAAGGCGGCAGACAATCTCTATCCTCCTACTTTCGTTGCAGGTACAATTGCACTTAAGACTGGTAGAAATCCTGCCGTGGCTTATGCTGTTAAGAATGGACTATCTGTGTTTAATTCAGATGTTACCAAGCAGGGTGTTTTCACTAACGAACCAATAGGTATCGTTCAGTCAATGCTAGAGGGAGATTTCCTCCCTAACTTCGATACTTTGGAGACCTTTATTAATGAGAATGAAGGTACCGATGGATGGTATGACCGCAATGTCGCAGTAATCGGTGAGGTTATCCACATGGACCCTCGGGATAACGGCGGCTGTGTGCTGATTGTGAGCGATTTAGATATTACTTCGCTAGCGCCACCGCAGGAGGTGTTCGTGTCGGGTGTTCATTCAGAAAAGGTGGACTTCGCAATTGGTACCAAAGTCATGCTGTTTGGTCAGGTATGGAGAACCCGAGAGGGAGATATCCGTCTAACCGTAAATGGTTGGTACCCCCATGACATTATCGCCGCGGCAAACGGTGACGATGTAAGCCTAGATGCAGATGAGGGGTGGGATGCTTGACTTGGGGACAAGGACAGACAAGTCAGCCTACTGTGGCAAAAAGCACTAGTGCTGCGCCACCTGCGCCTGTCTATGATGGTTCATATTATCGCAATCTCTTTGAGAATACTAGGGCCCAATCTGTTCCTGTTCGTTGCGCTCTAGTTGGTCGGGAGAATACCGCCAAGACAGGGCTCGCTTTAGACTTAGCAGATGCGGATATACAGGCCGGAAAGAAGGTCGTAATTTTTGACATTGATAATAGCGCAAAAGCCACCGTAGATTTTGTCTATCCTAATGCCGACAACATTTCTGTTCTTCCCATCTTTGATGAGACGGATGATTCTATCTTCAATGAGGATAACACCACTAACTATGTCGCACTTGTTGATAAGGTAAATTGGTTCGTGAATATCCTAGCAGAAAAAATCAAGGAGAATCCCGATGAGTACGGGGCTCTAGTATTTGATGGTGGTTCTACTTTCCTAAAGTGGTGCGAACATGCAATGACTTATGTTTTACAGAACAGGAGTAAGAACCCGGTTAATCCCGAAGATGGTGATAAATTCAATCAGGCTGAATGGAGAATTCGTAATCAGTTATTCCGTGATACCGTTAATCGAATCCACGGTTTGCCTATCGAGAAGGTATTTTTCACCTTCCACTTGAAGGAAATCAAGGAGTTTATGAATGACGGTACAGGAAAGAAGGTACTCATGACAATCGGTGAGCGCCCTGAATGGGAGAAGGGAACCATGCGGTTATTTAGTCAGCAAATTTTCCTAACTCGCTACATGAAGAACCCTGACCCTGCTGCGGGTGTCAAGCCCGATAAATCATTGGCCGACGGTGAATGGGTCGTCAAGGCTGAGATTGAGGAAATGAAGGGTAAAAATATGGAGTTACTTGGTACAACCCACACAATCCTTTCTGTCAATAAAGGAAAGGTCAAGTGGACTGGTATCCCTGCGCTTACATGGGATGAAGTACAGCCCGAAAAGGGTGATGCAGATGCCTGAGTCATACGACGATATTACTACTCTTGGTGGTATCTTACAAGCCTTCATGTGCTTTAGCGCCGAAGAATTACAACGCTTCTATGAGAAGCCGTGGCAATGGAAGAACGAATGGAATTGTTATCTTCATATTGTTGAAAAGTATGGCTCCTTTGAAGTCGAGGATTCTGAAACCCAAGAGAAGATTATAACGCTCATGAATGTTTGTCTTTTACCAACAGAATAGATACTATGAAGATTCAAACGACTGATTTGATACGCTTATTGGATAAGGTTCAGCGTAAGCATTCTGTTGCTGGTTCTACCCAGCCCCAAGTATCAGCGTGTATGCTTAGAGGCGATGGTACTGATAAGGTCTCTGTGACTTCTCTTGTCAAGGACGGTGTTACTTCTGTATTTCGATTTAGTGCATCAACGCGTCCACAGACCGAGATGGAAGAAATTCCTATACCCGACATTGATAGAATCAAAGGTGTTCTCAAATATCATGGTGGAATTCTTGATATCAAGTATGTGGAAGGAAAACTAAGACTGAAATCCGGTAAGAAATCAACTACTATTTTGGCTAGTGGTAATGCTAGAGCATTTCCTCATAGCCCACACACTATCGCTGAATGGGAACAAAGGTCTCTTGAGCGTGCTAGAGCGATTGATTCTGAAAGTCATATCTACACTACACGGGACGGGTCTCAAATAACTCCCGTACTAACTGTTTCATTAGACTCCGTTGAATTGTTTGAGGCTCTAAGATGCGCGTCAATGAATTCTCAGAAGGACGGTATTTTCACTTTCATTCTTGATGAGAATGTTTTGAGCGTTCGTGTCGGAGAGGATTTGAAAGGGAGTACAACCACGGTGCTTTGGGATGATGTTCCATTAAATCGTAATAAATGGGAAGCGAAATTTAAGGGTGGTCTTGACCATCTAATGAAGCATATCAATGGTCAAATTTTTGTTAGTTTCTTCGATTTTCGCAATTTCAATCAAGGTATAGCAATGCTTATAACACATGGGAAACAGGATTTTAATTACCAAGCGGGGGCACTAGAATGAGCGCAATTAAACACATAACGATGGACCCATCAATAGAAAGAACAGATGAAGGATGGAATCTAGACATACGAGTTTCTAGATTTGGGAAAACACAATTCAAATGGAGAGATGAGAACGGCGATTTGATTTCTGCCGATGTAATAGTCCGTATCAAACCACCTACTCCTGCATATAGGAAGAAGGAGTATCTTGTGGAAGAATACATTGAGAAGAAAAGGTCTTGTCAAGATATAGGAGATGAGAACGGAGTTAGTGCAATGAGCATTCATAACTGGCTCAGGAAACATGACATACCAACCCGACCACGCGGACGGTTTAGTAACTAGTCGTGATAATATGATTGTTGAACGCGGCAGAGGCCGTGATGTATTAATTAGGTACCGCGATGAACAGCGGCAACGACAAACATTAACGATAAATAATTATTTCCCGTATTGTTTCGTCCCCGATATAGGGGAGGACAAATACCTTTTCAAGTCAGAAGGTGGGTATCTCTATGCTTCGCACAATGACTACGGTGTTCTCAAAACCGAACGCGGCTATACAGGTCTTTATGGCGAACCATTAGTTAAGGTGATAACTAGCCAGCCATATCATATTGGGGAGATTTCAAAGGCCGGACCAACATGGGAAGCAAACATTCCGTATGTCAATCGTGTCCTAAGTGATAGATTCAAAGATACTGGTCGTTCTATCGCAAATTATGACCATAGAATTTGGTATCTAGATTGCGAATGGAACCCTGATACCAACGCGATGCGATTAATCTGTGTTTATGATAATTTCACCGGGGAAAAATACGCTTGGGGTTTGCACAAAGATTACGAAGGAGGTAGTACCTTAGAACAGGATGACTATACGGCTCGCTTCTTTGATTCAGAAAGGGAAATGCTCGGTGATTTTATTACTTTAATGAAAGAACATGACCCTGATATTCTAACTGGCTGGTATGTCACCCAAGCAGATGTGAAAACAATTATCGAAAGGTGTCGCGTTAATGAACTCAATGCTACCCACATGTCGCCTTTGAGAAGGCTTCGTTACGAATATGGGGATTGGCAACAACCCATAGTCGGGAGACTTTGTATTGATTTGATGCTAGCGTTCTCAAAATTATGGGAGTTGAAAAATGGGAAGTTACCCGGATACAGCCTCAACGATGTTGCGAAGTTTTGTCTAGGTGATGAAAAGGTCGAATTGAAAGATGGTCACGATACATACTACACAGACCTTCCTTTGTATCTTTCTTACTGTATGCAGGATACTATGTTACTTTCTCGTCTAGATGAGTTAGTAAATTCTATTGAATACTACTTGGCTGTACAGCATTTGGTGCAATGTGATTTCAGAGCAACACCCTTTGTCACTAAGGTATTCTCAATTCTTTGTCTGAGAGATGAGAACTTTACTCTCAGAATTCCAACGAAACCTCAGTTTGATAAGGTGGATTATGAAGGAGCAGAGATTATGGAACCCGTTGTCGGGGTACACGATTCTATCGGTATTTTTGATATTAAGGCCATGTATCACAGTAATGCCGCCAAGCATAACATTTGTTGGACTACTCTAGACCCCGAGGGAGAAGATTGTGGGAACGGTACTAAATTTTCACAGGAGAATAAAGGTTTGTTAGTCCGTCAAATGGACCGGATGACAGCGCTGCGTAACCACTACAAGAAATTAATGAAGGATGACCCATCTAATAGTGATAGGTGGGATACCATGCAATATGCGTGCAAATCATTAGTAGCATCAATGTATGGTGTAGCAGGTGATGCAAAATACTCATTCTACCATCCCGAAGTCGCTGCCGCTATCACCTTTACCAGCAGACGCACGCTAAATTCTCTGAAAGAAATTGCCGAAGAAAAGGGTTCTAAGGTCATTTACGGCCACACAGACAGCGTGTTTTGTTCTGTTAGTAGTCCCGAAGTCGGACAGCGTTTGGTGGCCTCTATCAACGCGGAAATGGCTCCTATTGAGGTAGAATTTGAGAAGTGGTGTAGTAGATTACTTCTCAAAGAGAAAAACAGGTATGCTGCTTCGGTTTCATGGCCTGAATCTCAGGTCTATATCAAAGGAATAGAATTGCGTCAATCTAGAATGCCTGAAATTATGAAAAGTGTCATGAAGATGGTGATAGAATCAGCATTAAACGGTGAAGAGGAAGAAAAAGTCACAGGTGAAATTTGTACTCTAATAGAATCAGTAATGAACGGAGATATACCCATAGAATCTCTCTGTATTAAGGGACAATTAAAGCGCGACATTGATAAGTACAAGGTTCTTTCAGGTCCGAGTGCTGGCGCGGCTTGGGCTAATGAATTCTTAGGTAAAGGATACCGAAAAGGCTCATTCTTTTTGACTACTATCAACGATAATGGGAAATACATAGCATTCGATTCCCCTTCTGAAATCAAAGGCATTCAGAATATAGGATATCGAATACTCGCTGAGAGATTTATTGTGAAAAAGATTGAACCCTACTATGATATGATGGGTTGGTCAAAACAACCTATTGAGAATGCTTTGAACGGTCTTGGTGGTACCGTGTGGATATAGTAAGGGTTATATGCCAATGTTTAGAGGGGAAACTATGGCAGAGACAGACCCGTTTCAAGAGCCTCCGGCTATTAAGACAATGTATGCTGAATTTATGGACCATAGAAAGCAAACCATTCAAGCAATAAGTCATATGATGGCTCAGATAAATCGTCTAAACACAATTATATTCGCTACTCTACAAGACCTCGATTTAGTGGAAGAGTTAATTTGCCCTAAATGCGGACCGGAAGACGGTCCTATTCTAAGACCAATGTTGAATAACCTACCAAGCGACAGAAACGATTGTCCTATGTGTGGTTATGATTTTAATGAAGACCAAACTGGTTTGGATGATTTTTCAGAACAGGAATAGATTTATTAAACGAGGGAGAGATTAGGGACTATGCGTATCTTAGTAGATAGTGAGGATATCGCGGTACTTTCTGCCGCTCTAGGTATCCACGACCCCGAAGAAGTATGGTGGTACACTTCCTTTACCCGAGAAAAGGAAGGAATTAACCACGGTCTCTTGAGGGGGAGAGTAATTCCTAAGCACCAAGTCGGAGAAGAAGTATTCGACATGGGTTGGGATAAGGTGAGAAAGGCAATGCCTCGCTCTATGAAACCCTCAAATGAGGGTGGAAGCGATGAAAGCGAGTAAAGAACAGGCAGAGAATTCTTCCTATGCCCCGGGAGAGGGCATCTTACGCGTTAGTAAATCTTCTTTCATGACCATGTTGATGTGTCCGAGACAGTTTTGGTGGAGATATGTCAGCGGTTTGCCTAGACCCCCTCCATCGGAAGCCATGTTGAGAGGGACAGCAATTCACACAGTACATGAAGTTGCCCTTCTAAAAGGCCCCGAAGCGGTACTAGGGGCCGCTGAAAAAGAAGGTGTCGAAGATGACCCCGGTGTGGGCTCTATGGTATCTCTAATTCATCAAATAGCAGACCATTTGGGCGGCTTAGATGTTGTAGAATCAGAAGTAAAACATGAAGATTATGAAACCCTTTCCACGGAAGAAGGGGATATAGAAATAGTGTGGGTTGGAATGATAGACGGAATACTCAGGCATCCCGATGGTGGATTAATACTGGTTGAATTGAAAACTGGTAACATGAATATGGGTAAGTTAGGTCGCACTAGAAAAGAATTAACTTTCTATCGTAGAATGCTTAAGAATTTAGGGTATGATGAAATTACACATTATCTATACATTACCCCGGATTATGAGATTGATTCTTCGGGAACAACCGACAAATTATTGTTAGAAGGTACGAAAAGCGGTAAGCATGTGTGGCTCGGAGAGGACTCGGGTATTGCGATATTGGAGCCCGTTACCGTGCGTTCTATCAATGCTTTGGAGAAATCCTTATCAGCCACTATTGCTTCGATAATTTCCCAAGACTGGCCTATGAATTGGAATGAGTATTTCTGCCCCCAATGGTGCGACTTCTCATCCTCTTGTGAGGCAGAATTGACAGGACTAGGACCGGAGATATTTTCATGAGCGAAAAGACCACAGTATGTGCTGAATGCGGCTCTTCCGAATGGTCGGACTTTGAGAATATGATGAGAGTTACTGGTCAGGAAGGGACAAGTCCCGAAGAAATTGTGGTAGCCAAGTGTGAATGCTGTGGCTCCCGCCAAGAAGTGAAGTGATTGTATGACCCTTCTTTCATTCCCCCGTGAGATTGGCCTTCGGCGTAATCTCTGTAACAATCGAGAAGATTTTAACCGCTATATTTCTACACTAAATGGGAAGGCTTCGTGTTATACTTCACTTTATTCGTTCAATAGAACCGACCCCATCAAACCGTGGAAAACAGACCCTGATTCCGTAGTCATTGACCGTGCATGGTGGGATTTTGATACTACATCTGATACTACTATGGATGATGTAAGGAAAGATGTACATACTCTAATTTCTCGTCTTAGTGGTGATATCAGAGTTGTTGCCACGGGAAGGGGATTTCATGTGCATGAGTTATTTGCAGAACCAGTTTTGGGTTTAGCAATTGCAAAGCACATAGATAGATATGAGCGAAAAATGGGAAGGAATTTGAAAACATTAGATGGTGTAGGTCACCCACAGAAACTGACTCGTATCCCTGATACTTTCAATCCGACCCGAGGAAGATGGGCTGTGAACATTGATGTAGAGGCTTTCATGGAGGATTACTTGGGATATGAGATACCCACATTACCATCTCCAACATTACTTTCCCGAGACCCATTCAGAGGGGAGCCAGTAACTGAGGGTTTGAATATCGTGAATTGGATAGCCAATAACCCCGTTCAACAACACCAGTTTTCCCCCGTTAAGGAATTAGAAGTAGGTGACGCGCTAAATGTCCCTCTACCCAATTGTCTTGAAAAGGCAATCAAGACTAGTAATCCACGCCATGAAATTCGTGTGGCTTTAGTACAACATCTCTCGGAACATCTACGGTTGTTTTCCCCTCTAGATTCTGTAAGCAGGGAGAATCGAGAAGAAATTGTATCGCAGATTTCCGAGTACATTGGAACACTAAATTGGCGAGATTATGTTCCCAATATCACCAATACACAGGTTCGTCATATAGTAAATCGTTACGACCATTCTCCGTCCCCCCATTGGTACATGTCCCGAGGGTATTGTGACGGCTCTTGTTGGTTTTGTGGGGGATTTAGATGACAGACTCTAGGTGTCCTTTCTGCGGAAGCCTTAATTCTATGATGGAATTACACGGCTCTTTGACATGCATGACCTGTAAAAACAAAGTAGCATCTTGTTGTGGCGATAGTACCTGTGATATCTAGCAACGCTTCATATATTCTCATACTTAGCCCCGTCTATGCTCGTCATTGATGATAGGGAAAATGACAAAGTAATTGACAGACTCAAACGCAGACTTGGCTCTGATGCCGCGGTGAAAAGATTATCTGTGGGTGATTATGTTATCGGTTCTTGTGGTGTAGAGGCTAAAGAAATCAATGACCTTTATCGTTCTATTATGGGTTTCGGGAGAAGCCGTACAATTATTTCACAGTTAGTTGATTTACAGGAGTCATTTGAAGAACCTATGTTGGTTGTCTATGGTACTGTACTGAAACCATATCTAAAGGGAAGAAATGACCCCCACAGTCTCGCTAGAGAGCGAGAAAGAATGGAAGGGGTGATACGCCATTTCAAACATACTTTCTACCACCGATTTCCTAAGATTAGATACATGGAAGTAAAAACAATGGACGAATTTGTAGATTGGTTAGTGACTAATCACACGCAAATGAATATCGTCGGGATGGCTAAAGAAAATGAACAGACCGCCAACCTGAAACCAATGGGCGAATTGGACCCTAGAATTGCTGTGTTATCGAGCATACAAGGGATTACCCCCACTACCGCAGAATTACTTCTAGAAAAATTTGGCAGTATCCCAAAACTACTTTCACGAAAAACTACGCAAAAATCTCTGATGGAAATTGCTGGTATAGGACGAAAAAGAGCGAAAGAAATCCTAAGTTTAAGGGACTCTATGAACTTCGGGGAGTAAATTGTTCCGAAGTAGAAGTACCACTAACACCACCCCTGCGGATATTTACAGATACATCGTGGATAATAATTGAATTGGGGGCGTCGTCTCCACCAAAACCTGCTTCTCTGTAAATCTGAACTTGGATAGTATTACCCGGTGTTTCTACACCATCTAGATTACTTAGAGGGAGAACCTCGGTTAATCTTCTACGGTATGGAGCGTCAATAGGACAGAAACCTTGAACAGATGCATTGGTTTCTAGACAAGTTGCTTCTACTCTAATTACTCCCCTTCCACTAGGAGAAGAGGGGTTAGATTCTAGAGTAATAGTAGATGATACTGAGATATCATTTCCGACAATATCTCTTGGTACACTAATTTGTCCCGACAAAACAGATGTTACAGCGCTAGTATCGGTAAATCCTTCACCACTAGTAGAACCAACAGGAAGTATCATACCATTTCCACCAGCGAATGCTGCTCCACCAACAGGTCTAATATCAACATTGGAACTTACTGGAGCGCCCCTAATAGTAGAGGGTGCCATACTTGGCTTCTTTTGGCCTAAGACATTAAAACCACCTTCTATTGTCAAATTATCTAAAGACATTTTTCCTTTTACTCTAGCCATTGTTGCATCAGAAATGCGATTACTGGTAAATGAAGAACCGATAGATGCCCCGCCGCCTCCATCTCCTAACTGTCTTCCACCACCTCCCGGGATTTGTGGTGACGGGTCTTGTCCTACTACACCAAACCCATACGCAGACTCGGGTTGATATGGTATGGGTTGGTCTTGACTATCTTCCGCTCCATTGAGAATGTTTGAAGCAGTTTGTCTTCCGGGTTGAGTAATCGGGAAAAGATAAGAAACAATACCACCAGCCGCCAAAGACTCGTCTCTTTCAAGTCTTAAACGAACATCTTCGGTATGTCTATCGTTAACACTCCAATTCACCTGCTGAATTACTAAGGTTTCATTCGATAAATCTAAACCAGCATCTGTGTATTTCACATAGGTCGCTGGGATATAACTTAAATCATCAGTAACATAGATTCTAGGTGCATACCATTCGCTCCTATCGTCTGCAAAGGATGACATTTCTGTGTACTTCCTTAATCCTAGAGGAAAAATACTCTCTGTATTATATGAAGGGAAAGAAGATATTCCGGTTATATCATGAGCATTCCTTAGAATATCTGCGGCAGTATAATCACCGCACCTATGACGCAATAATGCTCTGCAATACTCTGCGTTAAAAGAGATTACAAATTTAGCACCCGACGAATTTAGAGATGAAGAATAAGAACTGGGCACCAAGATTTCATAGAAACCGCTATCTTTCACATCAACAGTAGAACTCCCCGAAGAAGTTGCGGCTAATGTGGGGCACCCTCCACCCTTTGCACTAGAAGTACCAGTTTCAAATGTATAGTCTATGAAACCGATGGTGAATTCTGCATTATCAATATCTGTTCCTGTTTGTCCGGTTTTTAGCCAAACACCTACTCTCATTTCTTGTAAAGAAGTTGCACTTGTAGTTGGACATTTTGCTGGTACATGGACTAGTTGTACTGCATAATTAATGCTATTAGCCCCATACCAATAATAATTTTCTTCCCAATCAATATCAGCAGAAGAAGTATCTATCTGTTCGCTTTTACCCCATCTCTGATAAATGTCAGGATTACCGTCTGCACCAGTAGCGGCTGAATACATATTACCATCCATTCCATTTACCATACCCGGGAATAAAACTCCACCTGTTCCCAAATAGGTCCAATTTTTTGCTTGGTATGTATTAGCATTGTAACCTTGAATTGCTCTTTGTACATCTGCAATATATCCAAACTTACCATGTGATAACATCTTATCTTCCGTAGTAGTATCTTTGATTGGTTCTGCTGAAATTTGCATTCTAGAATTTTTCAAAGAGTTATATTCCTTCTTAGCCATAGAAAGTGCTTCTTCATCTGAATACAAATTGGGATGCTCTACTATTTTCCATCTAGTAGTATCTGACATTTCAGGTGTAGGATAATCTATGAAGTCTTGTCCGTTTCGATAATAAACCCGAACATTTGTAATTCTATCAGAAACATCAGTTTTCAAATCACTAACCATTAGATTACTTCTTGAAAAATCGTGACCGCTATTGTACTTAGGTCTGAACTCCATTCTTCCATCTCTACCCATTAGATAAGAAAAATTAGTAGTATGTCCGTTTGTCGTACCTATACCTGATGAGTTTTGGATTCTACTTATTGTTTCCCATATTGTTTTCGACCTTGAATCAACAACACTCCCATATGAGTCATTGGTAGAAGTAGTATTGTATGTAGTCATTGTTCTAGTATTTGGGATATTATTAATATCGAATACACATGACAAACGAGTTTGAGGTAGCCAAGTATCCATTACTGCTCCATTCCATAATGCCCTGAATTTATCGCTATCGAAAAATGTACCGCTGTTTTCATTACGAGTAAATCCTTCTAAATGCATCATTAATCGAAGGATATATGATGGTGCGAGACTATTTGAAATTTGAATAGTATCATATGTAGTTGTTGATAAGTCCCCATTAAAATACTGAAACCTATCTCCTGCCTGATGCATAGCCCTATCTACTTTTCTTTTGTTCGTATTAGCATTATTGGTAATAGCGCCACTTATATTAGTGGTACTTGTTCCGAATACATCGCACAGTTGCTCGGGAATACTATATGCATCGCTTAATCTCCAAAGTCTTAGAAAATCAGGTATTGAAAAGACGGGTTGTAATCCCCATTGACTACCATATAGATTTTCTGTTTCTATTTGACGCATAGTAATTATATTTCCATCATAGATATATCCCATCAAAGAAACCTGTAATTCTGTTTCAGACTGGACTTTATTAATTTTCCAATAATATGTCGCCCCTTCAACTTCCAAAGCACTAGCACTAATTGGATTAGTTGTATTGCGAATTATCATCCCCTTTTCAATCCCCCATGTTTGAAAAGTAGCAGAAGAATCTACCAAAGATACATATGCTGCACCAGCGGTCCAGTCTTGTCCCTGTCTTACTGTTACTCCACCTGCATGAGAAGATGTAACACCAGTAACACCAGTTAATTGATTTCCACTCTTACCAGTCCATGAAAAATCATCATCTACTGTATCATCAATTTTTCCAGTCCCGCTATCTGCAAATTTAGAAGCATTAAGTAAAGTAATTGTTGATGTACCACTACTAATGGAGCCATCAAGTGCGCTTAAAGCGCCTCCATTATATGCTGGTTGTGTAGTAATTGTTCCTGTTCTTGCTGTACTATTTTTTCCTTTCCATGCAAAAAAGAATTCAGAAAGTGTAGGGGTAGTATTGCTTCCTTCCGCTTCCTTTATTGCTGTTACTTTTCCATAACCTGAATTATCAAAAATAGTAATATCTGTCGGGAGCAAATAATCACTTCCTCTTTTGATAGATTCTGTGCTAGTTGTATGAGAAGTAACTAATGATGATTCATTAACATGTGTATCATATGGAGAACCTACATTTAGGAATGAAGCAGGTGCCTCTCTCCAATAAGCATCTATTAATACTGGTTCACCAGCAACAGTAATAATAAAATCATCTAAAGTTGTACTTCCTCCTGCTGTCTGTCCGCTTTTTCCTCCATTAATAGTAGTATTTAAGTTGAAGAATTTCGCTGCATCAATTACAAGGAATGCTCCCGCTTTATCTTCCCAATCTTGATATTGAGATAATTCAATTTCGCAGCCACCAGCAGGTGCTACATGTGTACCTCCTGTTTCAGCAGTATCTGCACTATACGCTACATCCAAATCAATACCGTCTGTTCCAGTATTAGTGGCTATTACCTTGTATGTACCATTGTGTACTTGACTATTGTATATGGTTGCATAATCATTTACAACAAAGTTTGTTGTTCCATTAAATCCAGTTAGTCTTAATTTTCCTGACCCGTTATTGACAACACTAGAAACTAATTGTCCTTTAGTATAATCAGGTGGTTTGGAAAATGCCCCGCTAGTAGATGGGTCATTTGTAGAATCAATATCCCACATATCAATATCTTCATTGAGTTTAAGGTCGGTGAATTTATCCATAATACCGTCTGAATTTTCATCTTGGTCTATGTAAGAAAGACTTATATCATAATTTTCAGAAGTAGGATACATCAAACCAAATTTCTTTTTTCGATATCCTCCAGCAGCATCTGCTCTCCCATTATTTCTCATATCTGACCATAATAACCACACATGTTTGTAATCATCGCTAATGTCTAAAATGTTAATTTTCGGGCATCCGCTGGGGTCACTTAGAGGATTTGTACCAGTATGCTTTTTACTAATATAATCAACACCAATTAAATAATAATTTCCACCGGAAGAAACTCTACCTTTCCAAATAAATGTATCCGTGGAACCATTAGCACTTTCGATTTCCCCTAACCCACTATAAACACTAGAAAGTGCAGAATAGGTCGCTGAATTAATTTGGATAGTTTTACTACTAGGATTAACCACAACAGTATTTGCAATTTGGTAAGAAACTAAAGGCGTTTTCTTAATCTTTCCGAAATGATATTGGAACCATAAAGACAAAGGTAAGTCTCTCATAATTCTAGCATGAATTGCTTTTGAGGAAATGTTTTTATCAACAGCAGTAGGAATTGGAATAATTTGTCCTCGGGCTGTACTAACATTAACTCTTGATGTACCACTTAATAATCGTGTATCTGAACCATGCAAACCCTGATACATTACGGTACCACTTGGATAAGTATAAGAATGTCTAGCATCTCTATCAAAATAGATTCCTATTTCTGTTCCTTGTTTGACAATATAGTCTTCGGGGCTATTATTAGTTAAATCAATTACTTGAGGAAGTCCATACAAATAACTTTCATTATCGGGTGGAGTATGACTTAAACCATCGTTTATTTCAGCATATCCTAAAACACCTTCCATATTTGAACCATCAATTTCTTTGTAGATAATTGGAGTACCATTAATACTAGCAGTTTGTACCCATAATTCTCCAAAGTAAGTACCACTTCTAAATCCAGTAGTAGAAGTAATAGTAATATCATTTGAATCAGCAGTTGTTGCTCCACCGGAAGCCTGTGTAGCAAGAGTTGTTTCAGCATTAATATGATAAGGTGTATCTGTTGTTACGACCCAATAATATGTGGGACTTCCACCACTAAATTCATAATCTTCGGTTGTACTATTCCAAGTCCTGTCGGGTTGTCCGTAATGATAATTCAAACACTTTTCTACGGAAACACATGAATGTTGTCCTGCTATTGTAGTATGTGAATCTCCAGCATCGGTACTTCTGATAGGTATTGTGAATACATCACCGGGAACTAAACCCGGGTCTCCATCAAACCAAAAAGTGTAAAATGCTTCATTTACTGGGTCATTGATATTTGGATGACCATACTTAAAATCCGACCATGTTTTTCCGTACAAGAAATGGGCTCTACTATGCCATATTCCTGTATTTCTTGCATATGCTCCATCGAATTCATCCTCTTGTAATCTAAGGTTAGTATATTTTCCTGCATATGCAATTTTTGTTGCAGCATCGGGGGTATATGTTAAGTCAGATGTAGCAAAATGTAATCTTTGATTTCCATTGGATAATGTAGTTACCTGAATTGGTTGTTTATCAACAATGTTATTCGCAGGAACCGAAACTCCTGCAATAGTTTTGGAATTAATAATACTAAGAGTTGATGAAGTAGTAAATCCGGGATTACCTATTACATCAACATAAGTATAATCTGCGGTTGTACTACTAATAGTAGTATTCTCCTGACCAAAAGCAACAATACCTACCCCTTCATAGTTTTCTTCTATTGAATTAGGTCCATATTCTAATTCTTCATCATTATACATCTGAATTGGATTACCAGCATTTAATTGCGTTCGTTGGTCAATTCTTTCTAAGTAACTATCATCTACATCTAATCCTACTGTTGGTTTAAGATTTAAGAGGGGGGAAGCACCTAGATACATTAATGTATTGAATCCTTGTGCATCGTAAAGCCAATATGGAGTATTAGATTCATTAGTATTCAATCCTTTTTGTCCGACTTCCCATAGAGGTACCTGTCTATCTAGCAAAGATAACATATCTTCTGCTTTAAGTTCAATAGAACGACTTCTTCTACGCTGACTAACTCTCATGCTACTACAAATCCCTTTCCAAATAGGTCTATCAATCCTATTTGTTGTTTCCCTAAAACCGCCAGTAGAATTCCCAAAGACAATTAGAAGCCAATCTTTGATTGCATTATCGCTAAATAACTTAGTCAATTCAGTATTATAGTCAGTTGTAGCAGTACCAATAGAGCCTCCCGAACTAGCAGGGTCATCTGTAAGAGATAGCGAAACTTGACTAAATCCATTTACAACACTTTTCATGCTGAAATCACTTATTTCGGGAAGCGCATTACCTGCTGGATGGTCTGTAAGAGGGCGATAAAGTGCCATTCTATCTAGCATTAAAGTAACAGATGTATGGTCATTACCAGTAAGAGGGTATGCCTGTATATCCCACCCGTACATGTCGCTTGCTGTTACACCTGCTCCACTAGCCATATTATATCCACTACTGTATGCTCCGCCACTATCGTTTGTAGCAGTAATCTCTGTACCATCATGATAGACTTTGAATTTTCCATTAGTATAATCCATTACAAAGTCAAGGTCAATCCATGCTTCATATTTCGTATAACTATCTGCCGTAGTAGAATTATCATACCATGCACCGTAGTAATCATAGTTAGAGTCTTTCAACCCATTCCCTGTACTAAAATTCATAGACCATACAATTTCAGGGGTTCCAGTCAAACCACCATCTAGCGCGGTTCCAGTTGGTGCGCTATCATATCCAATACTAATTTTTACTACTGGTGGGACCTTTCCGTTATTTGCAGAAGCACCATTGAATGAACGAATAGCAAACCTAACCGTAAAAACATCATCATCTTTAACAGAATTCAAAGAACCGTCATAAATAATTGCTGATTTAGTACCATGAGATGTAGGACTATCATGGTATGATTGACTACATAGAAAAGGTTTCCCCGAAGGAGACCTTACAGGCTGAAAAACTACACGGGGACTTTCTATGGTTCCTCCGTCTTTATGAGCAAATTCTGTCATCTCTCCTAACCAAACACCAGCCAAATGAGCCCTTTGTACAAAGTCGCCAGTCAAATCTGATGCTTTCCCACCAGCGATTTTATTATTGTAATTTGCTACTGTGAAATTTTTTGAATCGGTTCTTCCAAATGTAGCATCATTATCTCCCAATGGAACAATATATCTTCCTAATGTATCATTACCATTAATAAATAATTGGTAAGCAGTAGTACCCGCACCATTATATTTGTAGATATTTCCAATGTGACCATCAGGATATTGTAACTGTGCTTTTCCTTCCCAATCACTAGGATTCTGTCTAATTACATCGCAACCTAACCAATTAAATGAACCTGTATTGGAGAGTTTCTGTTCTGCGTCGTCTGAACCTATCAAAGTGGAATCATAGTTATTCCCTTTTGTTCTTTCTACATACGACCAACGATAACGAGGATTCAATGTTGCCTCCCCATTCATAGGATTTCCATAGTGAGATAGCGCATGATTGTAACTAGCGGTAGCAGAAGGCTCATTAGTATCTGTCGCAATACTTCTAGCACCGCCAAAATCATCATAAAGGCCAGCGAGCCAAAACCCGTACTTACTCTTTACTGTGCGTACCATTTCAGAAACTCATCCCCCGTGAAATACCTTCTTCTTCAATAGCGTCTAGAATTACATTGGCTACTTGGTCAGTAGTTAGGCCATTGAAATGATTATGCTGAATAACTTCTGTATTAGCAACGAAATTTTCAATTCCCTTTTGTTCTATTTGTTTAATCAAATCTCCAGTAATGTTCCCTGCTTTGAAACCAAAGAATAATTCTTCACGGGTATTATTAAAATCTTGTACTTGGTCCGCAGCATTTTTAACAGAATTGCTCCACATATCTATATTTGCAGCGTCATTAACCCACGGGTTATCTGCTGAATTTGGGTTATAGACATAAGGAGATAATGCTGCATCTTCCGCATCTGCATCACCCCATACACCTAACCATCCTAACACCTTCTCAAGAGCCCAAGAGATAGCAATAATTCCACCAGCCCATTTCAATACACTACCAATACTACCAGCAACACCTTTTGATGCACCAGCCACAGCACCACCAGCCGAAGCAGCAGCGCCACCAAGCGCTCTATATGAGTTAGCGGCACTATAATTTGCACTTGCTAATCTACCTGATGTTATCGCTGCGCTGCTCATTGCTTTCATTGAATGAATCATTTGTGCCATCATCGTTCCGCTAGCAATTGTCATTGCTATCATTTGAATTCTAGCAGCCTGTGCCCCCTTTTCTCCTTTGAAAAATACATCACCCAGTAAAGAAATCGCACCAGTAGCGAGCATAGCACCCATAGTAGCACCCATCATATTTTGTTGCATTTCGGATAATTGCCAGTTCATATCACTCCCCGCGCCACTACCAACTTCCATTTCATCGCCTAGATATATCATCTCTCCTGCTGCGTCATCTATGATAACATTAAGGTTTGATAATTGACTCATTCGGGCTCTTTCTGCTTGGTAAAGACGATTGACTTTTTGTAATTCCTTATCTAGTTTTGTTAGGTTCAAATCGTTTAGTCTGTTCCTTTCTGCTATTAGTTTATTGTATTCATATTGCCTTTGCCTTCTACTCGCCCTATAACGGCTTCTTGACTTTTGGTCTTCTGCATCCTTTATTCGTTGTTGAGCCCTTTGGAGTTGCCTTTTCTTATTGGTAATATCCATATCCAGCCGTTCCATGTAAGCATAACTTTGAGCATTCCTTGCTTCCGTATCTCTGTCTGCTATTCTTTGAAGAATTGCTGCTCTTTCTTCTCTTAATGCCATCCATCTATCTCTATGGGTTCTAGCATTAGCCATCGCTATTCCTTCTTCAACCTCTATCATAGTTTGCTTTAAGGAAATAGTATTCCATAATTCTGAGTTATAGATACCAAGTTCGGTATTGAGAGAATACTGACCATTAAGAGCGAGGCCATATCCTCTCGCTTCATTTTCAAAATATGCTATTCTTTCTCCAGTAACTGCTCTCTGAATAGCATTGAATGTCATTACTGCTACTTGTAGTTGTTTGATATTCAAAAGTGCAGACAAAAATGGAGCATACATCTGCTCTGCCATTTGTTGCATTGCCATTAAACGACCAACTATGTCATCTAAGAATGGAATAGATTCACTTAATTGTTGGCTAGTTAGTACAACCTGTTGGTAGAAGTCTGCTTGTCTTTCTGTGGCTAAGGTGGTAGCAGGAATGAAACCTTCACCGAGGGCACCCTGCCATTTATCCAATTCTGCTCTCGCAACCTGTAATTTATGGTGGTGGGTATCTAAACGGTCTGAAAGATAATTAATTGCTTGTCCTGATTCATCCATAACAGCCTTTGATTGCGTGTATCCTTCGTTAGCCAATTGATTAACTCTGTTTAAGTCTTCCATTAGGAAAACTATTCTAGCGTAATGTCTGTTACCAGCAATGGCCTGTGCTAATGCCATACGCTGACCTTCTGATAGGCTTCTGTAAGTAGGGGCCAACTCATTCAAAATAACTTCAAGTCCGCGCATATTGCCTTCGGAATCCTTTACTTGTACTCCATATGCTTCTACTGCATCAGCGGCGCCATTGATATTAGCACCAAGTCTAGCATATGCCATTCTAAGAGATGTACCTGACTTTTGTGCAGATACACCCCTTTCAATAAGCATTGCTGACATAGCAGCCATAAATTCTAGAGAGTCACCAGCCAAAGTAGCGGCACCAGCATACTCATTCATTGAATTTACCATTTGTGGCATAATAGCAGCGCTGTTATCCTCAATACTGTTTAAGGCGTTAAGTGTATTCGCCATTTCTTTAGTAACATGAAGCCTTTGTTGTTCTGCATTCATTAGTGCATATTCTTCTCTTGTTACTTCTCTAAATATGAATTGTGTTTGTTGCATAAGAGAAATCATCTTCTCTTGTGCATCTCTCGCTTCCATTTCACCAATAAGACCGAAAGCGAGGCTAGCCTCGACAGCAGCAGGTAAAGCGGCTTCTCCCATTACTGTCGCTAATTGCGCCATACGAGCCCCTGCTTGGAATGACTGTTCGGCTGTATATCCGAAAGCATTTCCTATCTCTGTAATCTCATCTCCTAATGCTGCTTGAGTAGTTTCATTAACGAATTTTTCAAACTCAATTCTAGCCAACTCAACATCTTCTGCAATTGGCATAGTAGCATTTCTAAGTTCATTAAATGGCCTAAACACCTCTAAAACTGCTTCTTCTACATTACTTAATCCATCTAACATAAGACCTTCAAAAGCGGTCATTGCCGCTCCTGTATCCTTAATCAATCGTCCGGCTTGGAATGTACCAACAATGTCGAAAAAGACCATTGAGGCGCCAGCACGCAATACAATCATTGCTACCGCACAGGAAATGAAAATTAATGGTGTGAAGGAAGGAAATAGTATCTCAATCATCCATATTCTCTCCACTATTGGCACTCCGTATGGGTACCCCGCTATCTCTCAATGCCTCAAAGAAATTATTGCTGTTGTTTGAATGTTGCTTTCGGTGCGCTCTCGCTTGGTCACGACGAGCAACAGCGCGTTTTGCGTTAGTTTGGGCTTCATTACTACTTTCGGCAACACGCTCTGCTATTTCTCCAGCAACCAATAAATCCATTTCTAAATTCCATTGACCGCCTTCTACTGCATATCTTTCATATAATTCGCCGGGCGAAATTCCTTTGAAAGACATGCAAAGGGACGGCGCTACTCGGAAGAATGCTCCAAAGGGATTGCACCCTCCGGGTCTTCATCACCACGAACAAAGCGAAGAATTTCATACATTTCTTCGCTAGTTAATGTATCTATATCGAATCCTTCTGTTAGAATACACTTATGGAGCCAAGACTGAATTTGTGCTTCTACACCTGCGCCTTCTTCATCAACGGCTTGAGCAAATTCTTCATTCTGTTCTACCGTCCATTCTAGCGGGTCACCAAAATGTCTAAATCTACGAAAGATTCTAGCCTGTTTAGTTTCAATGGCTACTCTTTCGACACCGGAGGCTTGCCTCACTAGTACCTTAGTCCCATCGTCTAATTCAATTTCCCTTTTTAGAACTGGCACCCTTTTTGCCCCCTTTCTTCGCTTCTTTCTTCGCGGCTGGCTTAGGTTTTTCCTTCGGTTGGATTAGAACCATTGTGGTCCTTCCCCCTTCCTCTCGTACTTCCCATACTCCATGCTCGTCCTCGTATGTATCACTACTCATTCTACTGGTCCTCCCAAATTATGTTCACGACAATGTCGTTTGAATCTTTCTGTCTCTCATAGATAATCTCTATTATCTTATCTCCTGCGGCTAGTGTTCTAAGAGAAGTTTGTACTGCTGCATCCATTCCTGCTAAATCTGTACTAATTTCAGTTACAGTTAATTTTGAAGGGTCCGTTATTGTATGTGCCATCTAATCACCTAGTATGAAGAAGACTTAAGCCCATTACTTCGTAATACAACTGTCATCGCTTTATCTGCGGTTCCTGCATCATAAAGTCCGGTAAAGTTACATGACATGGTGTTAGTTTCACGACCACTTACATTGGCTTCGGGAGCCTCAAAGAATACATGGTATAGTTTTATTTCCATATATTCATCTACACTATCTTGTGAAGAAAATTTGAGAACAAGAGCGCCATTAGTACCATCTGTAACATCGTCACCATCTGCTGCAATTAGGTCATCATAACTTGGCTCATTGGCTGGACCACCGCTTCCATAAATGACTTCGTTGAATTCTATTGAACCAGTTATCTCTCTGCGCTGTGCTGGTGGCATTCTAACACAAGTGCTACTTCCTAGAGCATATGAATTATCAACATCTCTATTCAAATTAACATCTAGAGAAATTGATTTCACAGTAGCAGAAGCAGCACCCAAAGAAGAACCGGATGAAAATTTAACTACACCATCTGAGAAGTATAGAGCATCTAGAGCATCCCCATCAAATGTAGGGGTAATTAGTGCTGCTGTTGCGCCTTCTGCCTTCCCAACGAAACTGACTGATAGCATTACATATTCTCCGACAGACGCGGATAAATTGAAACTTTGTGTACACATTCCGGTATAAGTATGCATCTTTTCTTCTCGTCCTACCTTAATAGTCCATGAAGGCCATTCATCAGATGTAGTAGTTGGCTCTTGTAGAGTATGCTTGTAAATTGGAGCATCGCTAGTCTGCACGGTATCGTTTGGGAAGAATGAATACATTAGATTTCCGACGAAATCATCAACCTGAACGGCCATGCTAACATCACCTTCGGAATACTCCTTTCCAGTAACAGCCTTAGAAGCAACAGGACGGCTCATATCATTACGAACCATCAAATCAAATCTATGTTGAAGGGATTCATCATCTACCTCACCGTAGGTATAACCACTTCCGGGGTCTGTCCCATAAGTAGTTTCTTTCACAATTCCGACATACCGATTGAGGAAATCATCAGCCATTCCTAACGCTCCTAATGTTTCCACCACGACTAACGCGTCACTTAAAGGTATTGATACCCTATCTATGCCTCATATCAATTAATCTCTCATAAGTCATACGCAATCTATGCGTACAAACAGTATCTCCTGCATCTAATTTGATATCTAATTCTGCTTCATAAGAAATAATACTATCAGTAGTACCTTGTAATCCAGTAGTAGTGTACAATTCATCGAAAACTTCACCAGCGATATTTAAGCAATCACGATACGCACTTTCATATTGAGTACCCCGCGTAGTAACGAAAATCATTGCATCATATTCTTGTCTCACCTTTGCCCCACCTAATGATTCAAAGCCCGGTGACCGTAATCCTTCCATTAACACATGAATTGTCGGTGGATTTATTCTATTCAGCATATCAGAAGAAAGGTCATACCCATACATTATTGAAGAATCACTAACTTGTGTTTTTAGATACAACCTTTTACTATTTTTCAGATTTTCTACGATAGAAAGACCCATTCTAGCCAATACATCTTGAGCAAAACCCGAAGTCATTAATTCTGTTGGCGAAAAAGCACCAAATTTAGAGAAATATACAGAGCCCCATTTTACAGTACCTGTTGTATTCCCCCAAATTACCTTCTTTGATACACTACTAGACCCATTTACAGACAAATAATGCTGAGTTCCGTTATCATCTTCTATTAATTCTCGCATATAGAGATTTGCTTTCCCCGTTGCACTTAGAGTAAGTCGTAAAACTATTGGTACGGCAAATTCTTCGTTTTCGTCTAAGTCTAAATCATGAGTAGTAGCAGTTGATGAGCCTACCAAATCTAACTTTGAAGTATTCCCCTTTGACTGTACTTCTACATGATATGAACCATTATCTAGACTCATTAGTGTTGTTCCAGCGGAAGGAATATCGCCTGTATCGCTGAAAGTAAATGAAGCAACCATAGTATAATCATTTTCTGTTGCTGTTGGTACAATAGAATACTGAGCATTGTTGTCTATTACCCAATAATCACCGCTCGCTGCACCAGTATTACCAGTAAGGGTAAAATCAGCATTAAATGAACCACTTAGAGATGTGGGATTTCCCCCATTCATTCTAGATGACCAATACTGAGTCATTGTTGCTATTGCCATTATCTCACTTCCTTCATTGCACTACTACCCGGTATTTCAACCACCGGACCTATCTTATTTGTGTATGCTATCTCAAGTTCCCTTAAAATCCTTGCTGGAATTCTTTCTTCTAGGTTTTGTTGTGCCTTTTCTAAGAATTGCGGTCTTCCTTCCATTGCTGGGCTCTGCCATCCAGCCAACAATTTGATTTTTCGCTTACTAGTGTGAGAAAATCCTGCTGACCACTCATTACCAAAATAGTGAGTAGCACCCGCTTGTCCCTTTACGAATATATCACCTTTGAGTTTCTTTCCCTTTTTCTTTCCAAAATGGAATATAGCAGCAATGTTTTCTCCTTTTTCGCCTCTTGATTCTGACATAAATCCTTCAAAATCAGGACCATAACCAAATCTTAATGCATGTGAGTTTTCAGAAGAAGTACCAGCATTCTCATAAACTGCCCAATTGATATTATCCTTTACCCTAGAAAATATATCATCAGCATAATTCGATGCTCTATCTAGTCTTTCCCCCAACCTCTTTTTTTCTGCTTGTCCTTCTTCTGCTAAGACTGTCGCAATTATTTCATCCGCTTCTTTACCAAGTTCCCTAGCCATAAATTGAGCCAATTCATTCATATTTGAAGGTACAAAGAAATTCATTCCAACCTTAGCAGTACGCGCACTCTTTGGTGGCTCTCTCGGCCTTCTTTTCTCTATCCACTTCATACTATCCCTCAATCAACCGAGCCTAGATGGGCCAATCGAAGGAGATGTTGCATTCCTTTATCACGAAGCATTGTACCCCTCATTCCCCCCACAGGAACCCCTGTTTGGAATGTGGATTCATCCTCATAGTAAATTGCCGCGGCTAAATCAGCACAAATTTGTCGTAGAATATGTGCCATTTCTCCTTCTGAAACTGTTACTCCCGAAGCATGGTCTCCACTAATTCCAGTACAACCTGTAAGGTCATTACTAGACTTACCAGTCCATGCGAACGAATCACCGTCTATATCACCATTTCCGGCTGTACTGAAGCCCGTTGAAGAAGTTAGGGTAACCGTGGTAGCCCCGGCAGAAATGGCGCCGTTCAGCGTCGTTTCTTTGATACTTTTTGAGGGTGTGTTTCTTCCGTAATCTCGGAAAGTTTGGTCAATCTCAATTGTAGCACGCAAAATCGCTGATGAAAGTCTTGTAGAAGCAGCATCTCGCTGGGCACTATTTAAGCCCAACCTCATTCCAACATCAGCCGAAGAACAGTAGTATGTCATCCTTAATCACCATTGCTAAAGTTACTAAAATTATTAATAGCATCCGCTCCTGTTGTTTCTTAAACAACTTGAGCGTCTTTTCAAGGTTAGCACCTTGTACTGCATTATTACCTGCCTTTAATTCAATACGATATAAGCGTTGCTGAATATCATATATTGTATCATTAGGAATACGAGTACCCATTTTCAGCCAACCACATAATTAGCCCCCACTACAACAGCACCAACCAATCCAATTAATGCCATCATGATTTTTTGCTGTGAAGTCATAAATTGCTCTAGCAATTCATTTGTCATACGGACTTCCGTAGCAACCTCTGCGATACCAACCTGCATTTCGTTATGCTGGTCAGTTAATCGTTGAAGAATTTCTTCGTGTTTATCCACTTTAGACTCTACGCTATCAAGTCTAATTTGGACTACCGCCAAATCGCTCATTCTGAGGACACTTCCGCGGCTGCTAATCTTTCGATGAGTTCAGCCTTAGTTCCCGATATAGGAAGCCCCTTCTCTTTGCAAAGTTCAATCAATTCTGACTTTTTCTTGGCTTCCATAACTGTTTCAACTGCGTCTGCAACATCGTCAATCTTACTCTCACTTTCTGTTAGGGTATCAATTACTTCATCAAGGCTCACTTTACCATCCGCCATAATAGCCTTATATTTCTTCAATCCCCAAACAACAAGTGCGAGAATAGCAGCGATTGCCGCAATCCAAAGTTCCATTTCTACTCCCATTATTTCCATTTTAACTTACCTCCCTGTCATATATGACTTGCTTCATTGAACTGTGTGGTATTACCGTAAATGGTCTATCAGCGCCTTTTCGGTAAATCTTGAATCCGTGGGGTGTTTCTTCAATGTTCACATTAGTATAGGATTTTTCAGGTGGTTGATATACAATTTTACCTGCTCTCACCCTATCCCCTCTAATAACCCTGCCTCTGCTAAACTATTAATGATTTCCCCTATTTCCTCATATTCCAGTAAATCACATGTAGTTTCTGTATAAGAATAACCTACTTCATAGTCTTCATAAATTGCTGGACTTACAAAAACTCGATATCCATGTACTTCATCTTTGTAATCTAATTCTACCCATAGAACGAATCCTTCTGTATTGTCTTTGGCTATAACCGTACCAACTGTTTCACGACAAGAGAATGGATTGACTACACCATGATTAATTGAGGGTCCTGTGATACTTACTACTATTATTATTGAAAGAGAAATTGCAATTATAGCATCTACCAAATCTACTCTCATATATTCATAGAGATACAGAGTGATGCTTCAATTATCGCCAATTCGGGCCTTCAAACCAACCTACAAGAGAGGTTCTTGAACCACTTGTAATTGGCATTACTGCATGTTCTTGATAGGGCATAAATAACAATACGGTTCCTTGTTTTCTAACTGCATCAGAACTAGGGCTAATATGATGCTTAAAAGCAAAATCCCCCCCTTCATATTCTTCGGGGTCTGTTAACTGAATGACTATTGACATTTTTCTATTTCTACCATCTTGTCTATTCCAATCAATATCATGATGGAAGTCATAATGGTAACCCGGTTCTAAATACTCAGTAAATTGGATAGGAGGTAATGTATCGTAATCTACATTAAATTTCTCATTGGCTTCTGCTGCTAATTTGTAACATAAGTCATAGATTTCTTGGAATGTATCATCATGAGGAAGCCAACGAATTTGTGTTTTTCGTGCCCCATCATTTTCCCCATCGTCTTCCTGACCAGTACGAAAAGTCTTTGCCTCCTGTGCTGGCATTGTTTTACCTAATTCAAGCCATCTTTCACATGTTTCCTTTGGTATGTATTCTTCATACATTAACCATTGAGGATGCTTAAGAAGCATTGCCATACCCTTCCCTAATTCCTATGGTACATAAGGATGACTATTTAACAATCGGTACCGTCGGTAAAACCATCCATTGTTTTCAAATGAAGATAGGCCTGTTTAATTAGGTTGTATTGATTCTTAGACGCAGCCGTGTCTAACTCAAACCTACCATTGAAGCCACCTACGGCAGAGGCTTCATCCTCGTAGGCTGATACTGATGCGAAAATCTTACCGTTGTAATACACATCGAAAGTCGTAGTGCTAATTTCATCACCGTTCTCATCTTCCGTGATTTCCACTTTCTTATCTACCCTTGCATCTCTAATGATACAATGTGCCTGTTCACAAGTTATTCCAAAGTTAGTCTCATATTCTATTCTTAATGCCATTTTAGTTCACCATCCATTCAGGTTTTGTTGGTATGTTATCATACGCTTCCTGTGGAGTTTCATAATCTTGTGGCAAGTCTAGTAAATCTTGCCTGTATTGTTGTAATTCTGTTTTCTGTGTATCAGTCAAACCGTCATAAATAATTGAGAGTTGGTACATATCCATCTTCTTTAGTAGTTGTTGTCTTATCCCTCTAAATTCATCCCATTCCATTATATCACCATAGATTATACTTCACCCAAAGCACCATTTGTGCGTTTTGTAAATTAGTTGTTCCAGCAGTTCTTTTACATTGTAGAATATCTCCCGCATCAAAAGCAAAGTCTGCTTTACTGCGCCATGTATAATTAGTACCATTAGTATTACGCCAACCGGAATCACCAATAGTCATTGTTAAATCTTCAATATCGCTTCCACTTGAACCACCATTCCTTCTTACTCTCAAAGTATTAGCGGCAGTTCCTGTAATACTACCACCACTAAAGAGACATGTCACATAAAGGACAGTTCCAGCAAATGGCATTGGGAATGCATTAGGGGAGGCATCATCAGCCGCAGTTGGGGCGCGGAAATCCCAAGTATTTGTACCTAAACTTCCTCTTTCAAAGAATATAGGAACCAAGTTTCCTACTGATACCCCATCCGAGTTACCTTGCATCCAAATAGAGTTACCATCTCCCGAAGAAATTGAGAGTTGGCTGTCGTCTGTTGCACTTGTTACATCAGCCGCACCTATGACGACATTGTTAGAACCAGTAGTGATGTTATTCCCTGCATCGTGTCCTATGGCTATATTGGTTGAACCCGTAGTAAGGATTTCCAATGACGCCATCCCAATTGCGGTGTTATCTGACCCACTAGCAGAAGCACCTCCTTTCATAGCGTCTGTTCCAACTGCGGTATTGTAATTTCCATCTATCCCATCTCCGGCTCTATATCCAAAGAAAGCATTGTAAGAAGCATTAGCCCCACAACTCTTACCAGCAGTATGTCCTACGACAGTATTACCAATACCTGCTGTTGAAGTTTGAAATGCCTGAGAACCAACGGCGACATTGAAATGATTGTTGATGTTCTCTAACGCTTCATTTCCTACTGCAACATTTTGAGAGCCATATTCGTTAGTTTTCAATGCTTCATGTCCTATTCCAACAGTAGCAAATGCAGTTGTAGTTGCAGTTCCGGCATCATAACCAATCAATACTGATTTATCAGCAGAAGTAATCGCATCTCCGGCATAACTTCCAATAGCGATATTCTTTTCTCCACCG